TTTTGAAAGCACACAAGGCAAGGGCCTTGCTGGGTTTATCAGGGGGCTGAGGTTTGATTGGAGTGATGCACGCTGGGAAACAGGTCGTCAAAATGCCAGGGCTCCTATGTCTGTAAAGATTTCAATTGACTTTGCACCAATCTTTGATCTCAACCCTGGTTTGGATTCAAACGGCTTCATGACTGCACCTGTCTACAACACAGGTGACACCATGCAGAATCTCACAACAGATGTTGCTGAACGAACACAGAACAATTCGGATAGGATGAACATGGAAAGAGCACACAGGCTTTCTTACTTCAGGTCAAACAATGGTTCTGAGAATGGTGGAAGGGGCAGTAGTGGGGGTGGATTGACATGAACAGATATGCAAGAACACCAGTGATAGGGTTGGGCTATCGCTACGGCACCTCGTTTGCGATATCAGCAATCAGACAAAACATCCAATCTGGCAACATCCGTTCTCAGGAGGTTGTCTTGCAAGAAAGCAACCGTTTGGATATCTTGGCGGGTTTGTACTATGGTGATGGGCGTCTCTGGTGGGTTATAGCTGCTGCAAGCAACATAGGATGGGGTTTGCAGGTTCCTGTTGGGACTGTTATCAAGATACCAGATCTTAGAGATTGCAGTCGTTTTGTTGGATGAAAGTAGTTTTCTATGAGTTTTGCAGCTAATCAACTTCAAACATCCATACCTCTTCAGGATGCAATCAAGATGTTGTCAAAATATTACGGTCTTTATACCGTTCGTGACCTATCTGGACGAATTGCTCTGTCTCAGATTCAAGGTCAGGAAAGTGGAACGTCCTTTGACGTTCCACAACCACCCGAATACATCACAAGGATGATTGAGTTGCTGATTGACACCTCTAATGGTGGCTACACAAGCAATGACATTGTTAATGGCATCAACCAGATGCTTGATTCTGGGCAGGTTGCTGAAAACTCAAACAATCAACTTACTGAGGCCATCAACAGAGTGGTTAAGATAGTGTTTGGCGCTGGCGATGATAGAGACAACGCTACAGTAAGAGAGAACGGTGGTGTGATCAGAGGTTCTTCTAACGGTCCTGATGATTCCATTCAAAGGATTCTTGGATCGACAGAGATCAACAACAACATGGCGCAGCCAAACAGAGACACCTCTCCTTCTTTGTCTGCAATCATGATGAACTCGGTTCGAGTGCTGCCAATCCATAAGAACGTAAATGCTGTGACCATATTCATGAACGGAATGCCAAATCTGGAAGTTGCCAGAGCCGTTCCACACCTTGAAGTGTTGTTTCAGTTCAGTCGTCCACCTGTAGATGGAAACAACCAGATTCAAAGTCCTGGGTTGATCAAGTTTCTTGATGGTGCTGAAGTGGCTGCTGATGGCACAAGACGTTTGTTGCTGAATGCCAACCAAGTCTCTGGTTCCTTGGTCAATGGAAGCAGTCAGGAGTTCACAACTGCTGGAATGGAGATGTTCACTGCTCCACTTACTCTTGTCAATGCCAACGAGGATCGTCAACAGTCTGCACTGGGAACCAACAGGCGTGCTGCTCCGATCTTGGATAAGTTTCGCCCATTCATGACCTTTAAAAGCCTGACTATTGAAGTCATCCCAACAACAGGGTTCATGTGTTACAAAACGGCAAAGATGGACTTTGTTCTACATGACAGGTCAAGGATATCTGAGATTGCAGACTTCATTCGTCCTGATCTTTACAGCAACACCGAGGTGCTGTTGGAGTATGGCTGGAGTCACCCAGACTCTCCTGTTGCTAGAAACCCTTATGCAAACTTGCTGAACGGGATGAGGTGCAAGGAAAAATATGGAATTGTGAACGTGTCCATGCAGTTTGATGATGCCGGACAAGCGAACATCAGCTTGTCACTGGCAATGCGTGGTGCCAGTGACTTCAGAACAGAAACCATCTCTTCCGCAGAGTCAGGTGCGGGTGATATCATTCGTCAAGTAAGAGAGTTGTCAACCCAGGTTGGAGAACTTAGAAGACGGTTGTTTCAAAACAACGCACCTGGAACTCGGGAGGTTCGTGGTGTGCAGATTCTTGATGTGGCGGGCGATGCAAACGGTCAACTTCTTCTAAGTGCGGATCTCAGAAGAGAGTTGAACTCTTTTTCAGCACAGCTTCGAAGAAATCAGAACAACCCCAGTGCTCAAGGGTTGCTCAACGCACTTAACACGCTCTATGGTACACAAGGACAGCCTGGTCAAACAACCAGACTGAGAACAACCATTCAAACAAACATCGCTGAGAAGCTGCAAAGACTTTCTCGTGGAGGAGTTGAGGCTTTTTCGGCACCACCAACACCAAACTACCCTGAAGGCAGTGCCGCAGGTAGACGATACATCACCTATGCTGGTGAAAGCAGCAGAGACATTGCTGAAGCTGACAGGATTCTTAGAACTTTCAACGTCAGAACTTCAGTCACTCTTGGGTCTTTGATGTTGGCTTTTGTTGGACAGCCTTTGGCTGCATCGCACAAGTTTGATGATATTCAGTTGATCTTCTACCCTTTCAACTCTTACGCTGGTTTTGCAAGAACTCTGAACATTGCCAACTTCCAGGTTGACACAAGATACTTTCTTCGTGAATACACACGCTACAGGATGGAAAACATCTCCAGAGCGGCTGACATGTCTTTGCAAGACTTCTTGAACTTCATCTCAAGAACCATTGTAGAAGATCCAGCAGCACCCTCCTATGGTTTGAGAGACAGTTCTGGATCTCATCGTCATTTCTGGAGAACACCAAGAGAGAACAACTCTTCTGGAGCCGCTGAGTCAACCGCAGAGGATTCACTTGCTCTTCAAACAAGGCTTGAGGCTCTTCTGAGGGGTCCAAACGGAACACCTGACGGTTCATTCAGACTTCCGCAGTTGGACTACTATATTGAGTGCATTCCTAGAACAGCAGATGCTCTTCGTGAAGGACAAACAAGAGAAGGTGCTTCTGCGCTGTCTATTCTCAGAATCCACATCTTTGACAGAAACACAACTTCTTATGACACACAAGCTGCTTTGCTGGAAGCAAACAGGGAAGATGAGCTAAGAAGCATCGCAACGGTCCAGATGGGTTCTGGAGGTAATCCTGGTGTGAGAGAGTCACATGCTCAAGCAGCCACCGCAATGATCCAAGCTGCTGTCAACTATGGTTTGATTTCAGAAATACCTCCAGCGGGTTCTAGAATGTATCGAATCAACGGTGGTCCTGCCAGATTGCGTGAATTCATGATGAAAACAAGCCCCTACATTATCGTAGGGGCACAAGGCACAACTGTCAAGAACGCAGCCTTGTCAACTCAACAGAATCAACAACTATCAACAGTCAACCTTCTGCGTTCTTTTCACACGGACCCACTACAACCAAACGGTGAAAGCCCTGGTGGCTTGCCGCTTCAAGTTATACCTTGTGAGTTGTCGGTTGCATGTCTGGGGTGCCCACTGCTTGAGTTTGGAACAAAGTTCTTTGTTGATTTTGCAACTGGGACAACAATAGACAACTACTACTACGTTACTGGTTTGTCACACAAGTTCGAACCTGGATCGTTCACAACAGACATCAGGTTTTCACCATATGATGGCTGGGGCAAGTACCGTTCTTTGATCGAAACAGTTCGTAACGCACAAACCGTGTTGAACGACATTCAGAACAACGCCAACGCTACTCCATCAGGAACCCCTCAAGGCTCTGAGTCATCAGTGGTTCGCTGAAACACAGTTTTCCAAGGTTGTTCTTCCATGACCGAGGTGATGAAGTCTAGTGGCAGAGAGATGGGAACGCCTTTGTTGTCTTTCACAACAACCCATTCCCAAAACCTGTGAATCTCAGGGTTGAGTTCAGCGTTGTTCCAGTAATCCCATTCCTCACGCACTGGAACTCCCGAGTACATCAAGAGATCTGGATTATAGTCTTCTTTCTTGGTGCTATAGTAGTGCGAGAACTCACCTTGAACAACACCAGTAAACCCACTGGACCACTGAATCTGTTTGCCTCTGTTTGTTAGGCAGTGACGTGCCGGATAACTTACAACAACCTTGTAGTTCTTCCCAGGTTCAAATGGAATTCTCTTCATAATCACAACAGTAGCATTCTGGTGTTAAGAAATAACTGGAAATGCTAGAAAAAATCATGGACATCTATATTCACAAAAAAGTCCTTGGTTTTCAGCAACACCTTGTCATATCCGAGAGTGGCTCGATTCGAAAGATCAAAGATATCCCACCAGATGAGTTTATTGTCTATGGTGACCCAGAACTTGCTGAGATCTCAAAAGTCTACGGAATCGAGATGCCCAAGTTCCCAACAGGGCCTCATGCAAAGGCCCTGGCAAGCGTTTTAAAGCCCGAGATGCCGGAGGATGTCCCCTTGGGCCTGACGATGCCACCAAAGGCGTTTAAAGGCATCGTGGAGCGTCTTGCTGAAGAGTTGTGGGAGTCTTACTCCACCATAGACTTGAGGTACTACCTGGACCACTACAGAAAGACTCTTCCTTTGCTTGGCAAGATGCAACCAGCAAGGATTGATCCAAGAGCCTGGATGTTTCACAAAAACAATCCCGATCTAATCACTCCACACGTCTTTCAGAGTTTCGCTCCTAACGCTCAGTGGTTCACTGAGAGGGTCGCTTATTCCAAATCGGACACAAAGACGGGAAGACTCAAAGTGGTAGAAGGGCCAAACATCCTGTTGTTGCCCAAAGTCCAAAGAAACATCATCACGTCTCGGTTTGGAACGAATGGAAAGGTTTTTCAACTTGATTTCCGAGCTTTGGAACCAAGAGTTGTTCTCTATCTTTCTTCTTCCTCCTCTCCCTCCCTCTCTGGTTATGTTCCACTAATATCTTCTAATGCTGACACAGAAGATCTGTATCAGGAAGTTTTGAATCAGCTTGGCATAACCGATATTCACAGAGATAAGGTCAAGGACGTGATCCTTAGTCAACTCTATGGAGCCAGTTACGACAAGATACTCAGCAGCTTGGTTGGGATCAGGGATCGTGAAGGTTTTATCGAAGCTGTCAATGACTTTTTTGGTTTAAATGCCATTCGAGAACGGCTGTTGAGAGACTATGAACACAACAACCACAAGTTCATCTTGAATCACTATGGTCGGCCTCTTGATACCACAGATGCAAGACCCTACATGCTTTTAAACTACTTTGCCCAGAGCACAGCAGTTGATGTTGCCTTGTACGGATTCAAAAACATCCTGCGTGCTGTTGCCAACAACCCCATGATTGTCCCATTGTTCATCTTGCATGATGCCTTGGTTCTTGATGTCCACAACGATCATGTCGGTGCTTTATCGGAACTAAAAGAACTGGGTTCAAAAAACATTCCACAGTTCCCAGACAGCAGGTTTGCTATTAAGGTTTCTCGGTTCTGAACCTGAATGGGTTTATCACATTTTTGTTCAGTGCTATGATCAACTCATGTCGAATCTATCACCTGAGTTGAAAAAGGCAATCAAGAATGTTGAAACGTACAAGTTCATCATCAGCGAAAAACTACAAGACACCGAACGAAAAGCCGCTTTGTTGTCTTTGGTTGATTCGGTTGAAGAAACATTGATCCTTGCGCCTGCTTCAACTCGCATAGAATATCACGGAGCTTTTGTTGGCGGTCTTGTTGAGCAGTCACTCAACGTGTTGAAAACCATGAGCGTGCTGAACAAAGCCTATGAGACTTCCATCCCAACAGATAGCTTGGTCGTAACTGGCTTGTTCTATGACATAGGCAAGGTTGGAGATGGTAAAACACCCTACTATCTTGCAAAGCAATCCGACTGGCACAACCAGCAAGGAATCATGTATGAGGTCAATCCCAACATGATCTCAATGCCAGTTTCTCTTCGTTCTTTGTTTTTGTTGCAAGATGCCCGTGTTAGGCTGACAAGCGAAGAACACTACGCAATATCAACAGTCAAGGATCGTGTTCGTCAGTCAGACGAATCTCTTCCAACAACACATGAACCATTCCTTGCTGTGGTGCTACAGCAGGCAATCAGAATCACCTCACTCAAGGGTTCCGGCAGAACTTCAATCGTCATCTAAGTAGTTGAAAACACACCAGAATTTAGTCTGGGAAAACGTCAGAGGCTTTATACAGAAACGGGTGGGTGAGTGATACTTATCATAACAGCAATTCCGCTGGCCCAAAGCACAAAACCCACACAAACTTACAAAAGAGAAAACCCAAAACAATGGCATATAACATCAATAAACTAACAGACGCTTACTCGGTGATGACTGGTGAAAAGAAGAAGCCAACCCAGAAAAAGGGACCACCATTCCAACAGTGGAAGCCATCTCTGTCAGATGACGGTGGCAAGAAAGTTTTCAACGTTCGTTTGCTTCCTTATTCTGATCAAAACGAGCAACCTTTTCAAGAGGTCAACTATTACGACAACAAGGAGATGAGCAGCTATAGAGTTGTTGCTCCTGCGCAGTTTGGTTTGGAAGATCCAATCGCAGAGGTTGTCGCAGAGTTGCGAAAGGACAGAAAGAATCCAAACGCATGGGGTGTGATCAAACCTTTGCTTCCAAAGCCAAGGTACTTTGCTCCTGTCTTTGTTCGTGAGGAAGCAGAAAAAGGCGTGCAGGTTTGGGAGTTGTCTCCAACTGTTTGCAAAGACATCTATGGAATCTTGGTTTCTGAGGATTACCGAGATCAGGATGTGACTGATCCTAAAGAGGGATACGACCTACAGGTCACTGTTACATCATCTGGCAAGGTGTTCAAGGCGCCAAATGGCAAGGAGTATCCTGTTAATGATGTCAAGGTTCTTGCAAGAACCAAGAGCACTCGTCTTGCAAAAGAGGATGCAGAGATCGCCAAGATTGTTGGGGCAATTCCTGACTTGAAAGAGATCTTCATCAAGCAGTGTAACTCTGCTGATGAGCTTAGAACCATGTTGGAGAGCTATCTTGCTGGTGAAGCTGGTTCAACCAGCAAACAATCAGAACCAGAGGTGTCTGATTCGTTCAATGCCAAGTCGGTTGAGGATCAGTTCAAAGATCTGTGATCTGACAAAATAGTTTGATGTTGAAAACCCTGCTGAGAAATTGGCGGGGTTTTCCTGTTTTTACTCATAGGATTCAAAAATGGAAAGAAAGAAATCATCAGTTAAACTCTGGAAGTCTCCAAGTGGCAATCTGACCGTTGATAGACCTTTTGCTTATGACCACGAACAGAAGCAGTGGGTTTCGCAAGAAGCTGTCCAAGTGATGATGGATGATTGTGACTTTGCTGCGGCTCTTAAGCTGACGATGTTTCATCACGGCAACCGGGGTTGCCACTTCTATTTCAGAGATATTCAAAGCAACAAGCAATACATGATGCAGGGAACTGAGATGGAAGATATTTTGTTTAATCACACACTCGATCAAGGTTATATCTGCGGTCGCTGGCGATTCTTCAAGAAAGGAAACGTCCTATCAATTGGTTTGCTGGAAGAACTAGATGAACTACCTCAAACAGAAGGCGATTCCAAGCAATCAGAATAATTCATCTATTCATTTCAAACAGAAACTTATCTGACGATCCCCTAGAAGGAAAAACCATGGCACCTAAGAAAAAAGAAGCATTCGTTCCAACCCACCAGTTTTCAACCGACAACTCAGAAGATTTCTCTGCTGACCTCATCAAGCAACTGAACAGAGAGGCTGGCGACAAGGTTGCTTTCAACTTGGGAGATGATGATGCTCCAACAAACATCAGAAGATGGATCTCAACAGGATCAAAGCTTCTGGACTATGCAATTTCCAATAAACGCGGTGGTGGCTTCCCAGAAGGAAGGATTATTGAAATCCAAGGGCCTCCTTCTTGTGGCAAGAGTCACTTGGCATTTGAGGCTGCACGGTCAACTCAAGCCCTTGGTGGTATTGTTGTTTACATCGACACTGAGAATGCCACAAGCCCAGAAAACCTGAAAGATCTTGGAATCAATGTTCACAAGAACTTTGTTTTCATTCAAACCAACTGCACAGAAGATGTTTTGAAGTATGCCGAGATGGCGATCATGAAGTCTCGGTCAATGAGTAAAGATGTTCCAATGACAATCATCTGGGACTCTGTTGCTGCTTGTTCTCCAAAGGCTGAACTTGAAGGTGAGTACGAAGATAATTCAATCGGCCTTCAGGCTCGTGTTCTGTCAAAAGGCATGAGAAAGATTAGCAACATCATTGCAAACCAAAAGGTTCTTTTCTTGCTGATCAATCAGCAAAGAATGAAGATCGGTGTGATGTATGGTGACCCAACAACAACTCCTGGTGGCAATGCAATTCCATATGCAACCTCTGTGAGACTTCGTGTTATGAGCCCTGCTCCTATCAAAGCGGAGAAAGACAGAATCATCGGGGTGAATGTTGAAGTGAAGGTGATCAAGAACAAAGTGGCAAAACCATTCCGTGCTGCTGAACTTTCCATCATCTTTGGTAAAGGTGTTGTTGATGATGACCAGACCTTTGATGTCATCAGAGCTCACTGTGATGCTAAAGGAGCAGTCAAAGCAAACGGAAAACGTTTGCTGATTGAAGGAACAGCAGCTTGGAAGAACTTCACTGTTGCAGATGACTCAACAGGTGAAGTGCTTCATGATATCAAGTTCTACAAGTCAGAGTTCCGTGATAAGATCCTGAACGTGCCAGAATTCCGTCCTTACATTGCAGATCTTCTTGATGCAGCAATGGTAATGAAAAACGACGACAACACACATCCAACTCTAAAGGGTGCTGACACAAATTCATTTGAAGAAATGAGAAAGCAAGAGGATGAAGAGTGAGTATTTCTATCAAGTTCAAAAAGATCCACCCGGAAGCCAGGTTGCCAACCAAGGGTAAACCTGGTGATGCCGCATATGACCTTTATTGCGTGGAAGAAACAGTCCTTCACGAAGGATTTGTTGAAAAAGTAAGAACAGGCTTGCAGCTTGCTGACATGACACCAGAAGATGGTGAAGACCTTCTCTTTCTTCAGATTGAGGGAAGGTCTGGTTTGGCGTCAAAAGGTGTTTTCCCTCTTGGTGGAATCATTGACGGGTCTTATCGAGGAGAGATCATGGTTCTGTTGTTTAACTCAACCGATCAAACCAAGTTTTTCAGCCCAGGTGATCGAATCGCTCAGATGATCATTCGTAGAACTCCAAAAGATGTTCTGATCGAAGAAACCGAACAAGTAACCGAAACATCTCGTGGTTCTTCTGGTTTTGGTTCAACTGGTGCTTGATTCAAACACCTGCCACTCACACACCCCACCTTTTCGAATCAACCTTCCATCCTTCAAATAAAGAAAGCCCAGAACAGATGTGTGAATTGTGGTTATGCCACAAAAACCACACTTTCCTGTTCTGGGTGTGTGCGTGTTGTTGCTCTCACTGACTTCTTCTAAACTGTTTCCAAGCATCATAATAGTCTTTTAACTCCTTTGCGCTGAAGTTGATTGTTAAACATCCACCAGTTGGCATAAGTTCAAGAGCTTTTTGAACAACCGCAGTTCGATACCCTCTTTGGCATGGCATTGTCATGCTCTTTCCTGTTTTTGGAGAATGCAGGACGATCCAGTTTCCTTTGTCAAGCTGGTTGAAAACAATAGCCGTTTTTGTTGAGTGATATACCGTGCTCATTTAAAGCAGAATACCACCTGGGAATTACAGATTATTCTGGATTTGGTGAGTTTAAACTCAGAATGGAATGTATTCGTCGTCAGCGATTGGTTTTTTTGCTGGCATTGTGTTGGTTCGTGGTTTTGGTTTGGCAAGCTTGTTGCCATATTTGTCATATTGTTCGCCACCATCATATTCGTAATAGTCAAGGTCCATCTCTTGGCGTCTTTGAGCGTCCGCCTGTTGATAGACTGAGGGGTTGTACATCTTGAATGTGTTTTCACCAAACCCATAGTCCAAGATCACCAATCTGCCATCACGGGTCAAGCCCAACTGATCCAGTCTACCAAGATCCCCTCCATTAGATTCCAAGTGTGGAACTGCCAAACAGAGCCTAGCAAAATCATCTGTGAAATGAAGAGCTTGTTTGTACTTGGCGATCCTTGGATCAACTCTTGGGGTTTTATCCCATCTTCTTGGTTTGTTGCTTGGTAACTCTGTGAAGTAGTCAATGCTTTTCTGTATGTTTGCCTTCAGATCCTCTACGTTTTTGGAGTAGAAACAAAAACCAGAGAATAGTTCTGATGCCATCTCAGATGTCAAACCAAGCGCCTGTTCAAAAGAAGCCTCATCGCTAAGAGGTTTCACCCTCTCCATAACAATCCATTGAAACTCTTCATCATGTGGCTCCTGAATTGCAGCTAGAACCTCTTTTACTGCTGGTGGTGCAGAATGAAAGAGGTCATATTCTGTTTTATTCTGTACCTCACCCTTATCATTCAATGCCGCTTTCAAAACAGAGTTCTCAGAGAGGTTGTAGACTGCTCTACTGCTTCCATACTGGGCTTCACCAAGTGTTTTTTGAAGATATTCATGTCTTTGAGTACTGCCAACATATTTTCTCAACTCTTCAAACGAGAAAACCTCATGAGGTTCCTCACGCTCAAGGAACAGCATAAACTCTTTCAGTGATCGCATGAGGTTAAATAGAAATACTTAATCCATTTGAACAAAAGCAATGAAGTGCTACCATGTTTGGACTTGGAGTTATGTAAACACATGGGACAGCGACCGATACTTGTGATTGATGGAATGAATCTTTTCATCAGGCACTTCATGGTTAATGAGGCAACAACAACATCTGGGGAACTGTGTGGTGGTGTGGTTGGCTTCTTGAAAGCTTTGTATTCACTTACCACACAGTTCTCTCCTGAACGCATCTATGTTGTTTGGGAACAAGGTGGTGGGTGCCCTCGCCGCAAACGGATCTTCCCAGAATACAAAGCCAATCGAATGAAGGTTAAATCCGAGTTTAAGAGCATCAACTTGCCTGCAAACGGAGTTCCAACCAAACAGTGGATAAAAGACGACACAGAGAACAAGATCAGGCAAACCAAGATCCTGGTTGATTCGATCAAGAATCTTCCCATCTGTCAGATCTATGTGTCAGAAACAGAGTGCGATGATGTTATCGGTTATCTGATCCGATACAAACTTAAGAACATCAATGCGTTGAAGATCATAGTGTCTTCTGACAGAGACTTCTATCAACTTCTTGATGAACCAAATGTCAAGATACTCAACCCGGCAGATAAGTGCTTTCACGATGGGCCGGTTGTCAAGGTCAAGGTTGGCAAGGACGAGCATGTGGAAGTTCCAGCAAGAAACTACGTTCTTGTTCGAACCATGACAGGAGATGACTCCGACAACATCCCAGGTGTCCCAGGGATGGGGTTTAAAACCGCCCTGAAGCTCTTTCCGTCCCTTTCTGATGATACACGGGACATCACCATCCAAGAACTCTTGGAAGACGCCAGATCGCGTTTAAAAGCCAAGAAACCACTCAAAGTCTGTCAGTCTCTTGTGGCATGTGAAGAAGTTGTGAAACGAAACTGGCAACTCATGTACCTTGGGTCAAGCACTCTTGCTCCCAACCAGATTGCCAAGATTGAATATGCTGTTGATAACTTTGAACCCAAGCTCAACAAGCTGGGATTGATAAAAACTCTTTTGGCAGCGAATGTGGTGAGTAATATTGATTTTGATTCAATGGCTTACCAGATGCAAATTTCTTTAATAACGAAGTAATGGAAGAACGGCAAGTTGCCGCTTACTTACTTTCTACAGACCAAACTTCTTTCGTAGTCAAAGAGGTTACAGGAGCTCCATTCACTGCAAATCACAAACAGAAAAATAATGGAGTAAGTTCGGTAAATTCAATAACCAACACACTGTATACCTGAACACTCTTCAATCATCACCTCAGAAGAAATCATCCAAGGAGCCATAAGAATGTCCACTAATCAAGGTGCAGACACTAAGAAGTCTTTTTCTAATTTTGACAGACACTTTCAAGAAAAAATTGTTCAAGCGTTGCTGACTGATCGGCAATGGGCAGGGCAGATGGCCGAGGTTTTGAACCTTGAGTATTTTGACTATGCATATCTCAGACAGCTAACATCAAAGTACATGGGCTATTATCAGAAATACAAGGAGTTTCCTTCTCTGGATCTCTTTGTTTCTGTTGTTCGTGAAGATCTGAAGAACGAGGCTGATGCTGCACTGAACCTCCAGATCAAAACAGTGATCGTGGACACAAAGAACAGGAAAGACCTTGGTGACTTGCAGCATGTCAAAGAGACAGCCCTTTCTTTTTGTCGCCAACAAGGGTTTAAGAATGCCTTGGTTGAATGTGCCGAACTGGTCAATGAAGAAGACCAGTATGACAGGGCGATTGAAATCGTCAAGAGAGCGATCTCTGCTGGACAAACACAGAGCCCTGGTATGGATCTGGAGAACGACATTGATGCTCGTTACTCTGAGACTTACAGAAACACAATCCGCACAAACATCCAAACCCCAGATGGATCAATCAGCCTTGATTCACGAAAGATTCTGAATGGTGGTGCTGGTGCTGGTGAGTTGAACGTGGTTATTGCACCAACAGGTGTTGGTAAGTCTCACTGGCTTGTTCACATTGGCGCCGAGGCTCTCTTGCAAGGCAAGAATGTTCTTCACTTCACATTCGAGTTGAATGAACGTGCTGTTGGTATCCGTTATGACTCTCACCTCTTGGACATTGATTCACTTGAATGTCCTGAGAGGAAAGAAGAGATCAAAGCTTTCTACCAAGCCAACGCAAGTAATCTTGGAAAGTTGAGAGTTAAGTATTTTCCAACTGGCACCGCAACAGTAAACACTCTCAAGAGTTTTATTGACAAGCTTGCTCTTGAAAACTTCAAACCAGACATGGTTATCATTGACTATGCTGGCATCATGAGGTCAACAGAGAAGTATGAGCTTCTGAGACTTGAACTCAAGAAGATCTATGAGGAACTAAGATGCTTTGCAGCAGAACTTGACGTGCCTGTCTGGACAGCCACGCAATCAAACGCAGATGGTGCTGATGCAGACCTCATCAAGCTGTCAAACATGTCAGAGGCTTATGGACAAGCACACATCTGTGACTTTGTTGCAGGTCTTGGACGCCCCGAGAGTCAGAAGGCAACCGGGATCGGAACAGTGTTTATTGCTAAGAACCGTGCAGGTATTGACGGAGTTTTCTACAAGGTCAAGATTGATACTGCACGTTCAAGAATAACAATTCTCTCAGATGAAGAAGTTAAGACTCTTACGGCCGAGCAAGAGAGAGAAAAAGAAGAAGGAATGAATCTTGTCAGAAGAACACTTCGGCAGATCAATGTTCGTAAGGTAATGGGCGAGAAAAGCTCTTTGGAGCTTTCTGATGGAAAGATAAGTTGAAAAGAAAGATCGGAACAATGGTAGATCACAATCAAGCTATAAACGAATCACTTGATTATTTTGCAGGTAACAAGATAGCAGCATCGGTGTTTGTTGGAAAGTATGCGCTAAAAGATGAATCGGGAGCGATTCTTGAATCAACACCAAGAGCGATGCATCATCGCCTTGCAAAAGAGTTTGCAAGGATAGAATCCAAGTACCCCAACGCTCTCTCAGAAGAAGAGATCTTTGGTTATCTTGATGAGTTCAAGTATATCATACCACAAGGTTCGCCAATGGCAGGAATAGGCAATCCTTATCAGATCATGTCTATCTCCAACTGTTTTGTGATCGAATCCCCATATGACTCTTATGGTGGTATCCTTAAAACAGACCAAGAGCAAGCACAGATCATGAAACGTCGTGGAGGTGTTGGTTTTGACATCTCCACGATCAGACCAAAGGGGTTGCAGACAGCCAATGCTGCGCTTACAACTGATGGCATTGCAGTGTTCATGGAGAGATTCTCCAACACTTGCAGAGAAGTCGCCCAGGGTGGACGTAGAGGGGCCTTGATG